GAAGCATGGGAATTTCCTTTTCAAAAGATCCGCGGCTATCCTTAGTGTAGAAATCTTCTTGCAGCTTTTGCATCTATAGCGAAGCAGAGATTGAGAACCGTTGTACTCAAGAATTTCTAAACGGTGGTTACCAAACTTCTTGGACAGTTGTGATTCAAAGGTTCCTTGTGTTACAAAGCGATGATTATTGGAACCACTAGCATTAGGTCGTTTCATGCTGTTCTCATTCACTTAATACGATGAAATTTTCTGTTTAACGATGCAGCACGCGGGCTAAAGCCATGTTAACTGGTGATCCTCTGGACACAAAAATCGGATCAGGCATACGTGACCGCTCACCAGAATAGTTGAAATTTCGAGCTTCGACAAGACGTTCCATACACTTTGGTTTGTGGATAGCATTGACCAGGAGGACAGTCGCACGGAACAGGTCATCGGTATAGCCTTCACCTTTCTCCGGGCAGCGTGCAGCCCCTACATCCTTCACCGTCAACATCTGCAGCATCAAATGCTCTACAGGTTTGCCGATCATCTCTGTTCTATAGTTGGCGATATCCCCGTTCATGACGCGCTGTGCATCTTTTTCATTGGCACGTGGAAGTATGATGTTACCGGATTCCAACATACCTCGAAACGACTCAAAGTCTTTGCGCTTCGGTGAGTACTGTGTTGCCATGGTGCGAGGCTTCTGCAGAGGATTATTTCCCATGTCAGCTTTAGTACGATGCAACAAATCAATCGACTGCCATTGGTCGGCAGCAATCCATACCGCGTTGGTTGCCTTGACAAGCGGAAGAATGACGTGGGTGTACAGTGAGTTGAAGTCGATCCTTCGTCCCTGTTGAGGCATACACTCAAGTAATGTTGTGACTATCGTCTTACCCGAGTCGAAGTCGTAATAGCCTGCAGCGATTGAGAACGAGTTGTTAGTAGACCCAGCATCAAGAGCGACAACCGAAGGCATATACGGAAGAGGACGTGACTTGTCCAGCTTACCGTATATCATCTCAGGTTGATCGAATTGATAGATCAGGCTATGGCTATTTGCTTGACCTGAGAACACCGTTTCATTAACGGACTGCGCTGAGAGAAAACGTGAGTGAACAATAGGCGGGTTAGCACCAAAGTCACGTTCTGCCTTTTCAGGATTGGACGCGTACGCTGCTGCAATAACAGGAGAGTTGCGCGTCATATGTGGGTTGACTTCCCACGTAGGAAGATTCACTCCTAGGATATACTTGGATCCTTCTTCCGTCTTTGACTCACGATAGAGACGCATCACCTTGTCACGGATCGACATCGGGGATGACACTGACATGAGGATTGCCGGTGGTGCTGTGTTGTACCCCTTCATCAGCAACTCGTTATAGGCCATGTTGACCGTAGTCAAGCTGTTGTAGAGCGACTTATGTGCCTCGTCCGCGTTTGCAATTTCGGAGTTTTCATCCTCCTCTTCATTGCCCGAAGGAAGTTTGAACAACCCCAACTCGTCCAGCATTGCCAGGAAGCGCGTATCACCACGAAGCGTTGAACTCTTTGGACCTGAAGGATACATCTTGATGTTCTTCAGGCCGAAGTTCATGTACATGGTAGACGTTCTATACAGCTCTTTACCGTACATGCTCTTATAGTGATCCATCATCCGGAAGTACTCAGAGTACCATTCGGATTCTTCAGTCACCAACTTACGAAACGGAGTCCACATAACACCGATTGCCTTGGCGAAAGAAAGGCTAACCATGGTGCCTGTCAACTCCGTTGAGCTCTGCATCGAGTTCGTTAGAGTTGCATAGGTGGGGAACTTTAGCATCCGGTGTAAGTGATAGGACGCATACATTGCAGCGGAACTTGACTTACCCGAACGCTGACCCAACACTGATACGAGTTGGATGTAGTCGCGGAGACCGTGATCCTTAATCAGTTCCCACTTTGTCCTCTTACATTTGGGACATTTTCCATTCTCTAGGAACTGAAGGTACTGTGGCAGATCTTTGCTGGGAAAATCTTTGGGGACGTTGCTGATATCCAGCCACTCTTTCTTGGAGCAGCAGGGGCAGATCTCGCCATGAAGCATGGCACCGATCCATAACTGGCGAGACCAAGGTTTGTGTACCTTCCGTCCTGTCAGGTTAAAGCAATAGTCGTAGAAGTTTTTGGCTAGAGGAAGATCGCGAGTATCGATCTTAAGATCATGGAGAGTTCCCGTTTCAGGGTCTTCCATGTCCGCCATGTATTTTTCAATATTGAAGTCGTCGATTACTTGACCGAAGTCATCTAATCCACAACCCTTCAATACATATTCATCAGACTTGACGTCCAACTCGTAGGATCTAACCTTTATGCCCGTCTTTTTCTTTTTAATTTCTGCTTTCTTTTTACGGGCACGGTGGATCAGTTCTTTCTGGTCGTCTGTTAAGAGCGAAGGAAAGAGAGAGTCGGCGTTGAATTTCAGTAGTTTATCTATATCTTCCATGTTATCACCATGCAGAGTTCATCGGTGTTATACAACCTTCCGTTACTGCAGGGTGAAATTGGAGATCAAAAGATGGAAAAGCCACCCAAACTGCAGGTGGCTTTGTTTAGTCTAGATCGGGATCATCGATCCTCGACTTGGGTGGTTCAGGCTTCTCTTGACGAGAACGTCTGTTATCCATTTGCTGCGGTGGAGGAGCTCCATGATTTGGACCGAAAACCATAACCTCCTTTTTGGGTGTTATGGCATCGATCAATTCCGATACCTTGGTTTTAGGAATACCCAGATAGGTAACAAGATAGTTCGCCATCTTGATTGTCAGACCTTGCTCGAGCATCCTCTGGAACTTAAGGAAAGGATCCTGATCTATAGGAGCACCCAAGGTACGTTGAACAACATCTTTAGCTTGAGCGCTACCTGCCTGAGCGGCTAGTGTCAGTGGAGCAACATTCTTCAACCAAAACTCTCTCACCTTATCAATATTTCTATCTAACTTCGATGGCAATTCCCTAGAATACGACTCTGCGCGCTCTGCTACCTGAGAATCAACGAGATCCAACTCTTTAGGCTCAGCTATCTTTTTCCTGTGCTCTAGTTCTGAATCCAAAGAGATAGTCGGCCTGTAGAAGAAGCGTGACTGCCTACCTGTCTGGGTTTTCCATTGCTGATGGACAAGTATCTTTTCCTTCTTTGGAGTTTCCTTTAGTGGTCTACCTATGGTCATCACGGCAGCGAGCAGAGAGTCTGCCGCGTCCTCATCCTTCTTCGTCATAACGGTGCTTGCCATAGGTTCACCTTATTACTTTCGTCACTTTGATCTTTGTTTCTATAGGGCGTTCAACAAAAGCTTTGCACTTTTCCACAAATTCAGCGCTAGTACCTATGATAAGATCAACGCCAGACTTGAATAGCCCATTCTTTAAATCCATGAGGATAAGTGGTAGGTGTGTCTTGAATTGCTGTGCGTGACCCACCATACTTTCTATGTAATCCTGAACTCTTTGGATGAAAATCTGTTCATCTTCCTCAATTACTTTCCAGAAACATAGGGCATTATCCGAAACCCAAGGAACTCCGGCAGCAAAAGTTGGACCATCTTTTACTATCCTTAAAGTATTGGGTACATGTTCATTATGCATCGACTTCTCAACGTTAAGCGGTATCATTCTTTACTCTCCGATTCATCATCTGAAACTTTACCTTTGTTCTTCTGCATGTTGTAGAGATCTTCACCTCTACCCTTAGCCATCTGAGAGAAACAGAATCGGCGTAGATCAAATGCCTTCTCGAAACCTAATGTCTTGCAGATAGCCTTCTTCTCTTCTGTAGTACCAAGTACCCAGGTTTTGAGAGTCAACCAATCACATGTTTTCTTTGCCTTACCCATCTCATCTAGATTAAGGAGCATGACTTTGCGATTCTTGTTAGTTAGCTGCCCAGTCTCTTTGAGATAATGCACGGTATCGAAGAATGGATCGAAACCATTTGCGGATCCTGTGGCATCTGTTACCCATAAGCGTATCCACGCTTTGCGGCCAGGGTTCCAAAGTTTATTCTTTATCGCAGCAATACGGATATAACGATATCTGTCCTTACCCTCAGCAACAACTGAACGTTCCTGTTCCAGGTAATCTTCCGTGTCAAATTTAGGATTGAAAGGAACACCAGTCTTCATAGGAGTCCACTTTATTCGTACATCAGAATTAAATCTGAGTGCTACCCCGCCCGGTTCGGCCTCTTTAGGACCATACATAGCCATGGGTACTGCCCGTAGTTGATTGATACCAACTACAGCTACCATCTTTGATGCCATCCTACCTTTTACTCTAGGCAAATGTTTGCTAAACATTCTGGCCTGCAAAGCTAAAGAATTATTGGCGTCGTCTTCATCGTTAGATGAGGGATTCATTGCTGGATAAGAATCTACCAAAACCAAAGCTTGCATAGTTCCATCTTCAGCTTCTACCCATAATCCCTTTCCATATTTTTTAGCCATGGATGGATTAGCATGTGATCCTATCTTAGCTTTATTCTGTTTTGTATCATCAAACACCAGCCACCACTTTCCTGCTATGAATTTTTTATCTGGTAGGGTACGTAGCAGATCAGCTAGGTAGTCAAAGAATTTTTCCCCTATTGTTTCTGCTCTGTAGCGCACTAAGGGTGCTGTTTGCCACTTACCTGTGGTAGGATCTTTCTTACCAAAAATATCTTTCGCGGACAACTTGAGTCCAGAGTGTTTAAGAATACTTGATACATAAGGGCGAGAATTTCGAGTTGATCCCTCATAGTCGGCAAGAGCCACTATGGGCACTTTATTCTTAAGTGCAGCCGCCATGATGGTGATAGCACCCGTTGTCTTACAGCTCTGCTCCGGGCCAAACATGGTAAACCACGCTGGTCGTATCCCACCACCCATCAAAAGATCTAGTGCAAGAATACCAGTACTCATTGGTGGCATATCTTCCATAAGATCAGAATCAAAATCTTGACGACGAGCTACTTCATCCAAAGACTCCGCATAGAAGGATAGAGCATTAAAACTTTTACTAGATTTTGATTCTCCAACTTCGTCATCTATAGCTTTATCAACTTCTGCATTTCTTGCTTTGCGACTTGTTTTCTTAGCCGCTACTTTCTTAGTTGCCATTAAATTCCTCATCTTAAAGAAAAGATTCCCATTGATCCGGAGAAGTCAATCTATGCAAATCTTTATTCTTACCCAGGTAAAGCCACACTTCAAATGGAATATCTCTATCCAACCCCCAGTTGTATGCAGCTTGTAGTTTTTCTCTTGCCTTCTTAATCGTATACTCACTCTTAACTTCGATTAAACGCTTATCTGCATTTTTTCGTATCGCTAAAATCTGGGAATTCTTTCTTGACTGCAGGTTTATACTATACCTTATGGTGACCTGTAGAACCTTCAAGATATTTATCCCACCAAAGCCGAGCTTGGATAATCTTACTTGTGCCAAAATGGTTGGTAAGATCCTCAAGGTGCTCTCCAAGCAAACAACGATTCAGTCTTATGTTGGACATTCCGCTCACCAACGAGAAAAGCCAGCCAAGAGCATGGTGTCCGGGCTGGCTTAATTTAGATAGACTACATTGCTACTTGTGGATCAGAAGACTCAATCGTCCTCATCTTCTTCGTCCTCATCCCTCGAGCGACGAGCAGGCTTCTTCTTTGCAGTCTTCTTGGCTGCTACTTTCTTAGCCGGGGCTTTCTTCTTGGTACGTTTCGGAGGTTCATCTTCCTCTTCTTCGTCTTCCTCGAGATCATCCTCATCTTCTTCGTCCTCGTCCTCGTCCTCATCTTCGTCTTCTTCGTCCTCATCTTCCTCATCTTCCTCGTCTTCTTCGTCCTCATC